TTTCTATATTGGAAACACTAAGATTTCATCTGACTCTGGTGAACAGATAACATTTGATATTCCAATTCCAACTGTAACAGGTGAAGATCCAAGTACGCTTAGTGTTGTATTTGATGAAGTAATTATTAAAGATAGACTACTTGTTGAAGGTGGAAGTTCTAATACAATTCTATCTCAGTTTAATGGACCTGTAACATTCAACGGTAATGTAAGATTCAACAAGGATCTTAAAGTTGCAACCAACTTAACTGTTGATGGTATAGTTAAATTTAATAATGAAACGGTAGCATCATCTACTTGTGGTGTGACTCCTACAGGATCATTAGTGGTTAAAGGTGGAGTTGCTATTGGTGATAAAGTAAATGCTACTGGTGCAGTATCCTTAAATGTACTAGATGGTATTGTTAGAATTTGTGAAAATGCTGCATCAACTAGCACTACTACAGGTGCTTTAATAGTTGGTGGTGGTGTTGGTATTACTGGTGCTGCTTATTTTGGTAGTACAGCGAACTTTGCTGGTGAAGTTACCTTTGCTGGTGGATCTCACTTCCCAAGTAATACATTACTAACCTTTGGTGGTGCTACTTCTGCTGCACATAAGATGGCAATCTACCATGATGCTGCTGCTGGTGCAAACAATTCTATACTTAGAGCTGCTGATGATGCTTCAGATCTTTACTTACAAAGTAATTCAAGAGTTGTTATTGGTAACAAAGAAAATACAGAGCAAGGTTTAGTTTATAACCAAGGTGGTAGCACTCAACTTTACTTTGGAACAAGTGCAACATCTGTTCTTGATACTCTATCAACTGGTATTAAGATTACTGGTGATTTAGAGGTTACTGGTGATATTACTGCGTTCTCAAGTTCTGATGCAAGATTAAAGGATGGTGTTAAACCAATACAAGATTCTCTTGCTAAGGTTAATGCAATTTCAGGTAATACATTTACTTGGAATGAATCATCTAAGAAAGAAGGACAGGAAGATACTGGTGTGATTGCACAAGAAATTTCTGCTATCGGATTACCTGGCACAGTAACAATCAGAGATGATGGAACCTATGCTGTTGATTATGCTAAGTTAGTTCCACTTCTATTAGAAGCAATCAAGGAATTATCTAATAAGGTTGATACTTTATCATAATAAATAACTAAAAATAATATTAATGGCTAATATTAAGAAGACATTCAATTTCCGTAATGGTGTTCAGGTTGATGATGATAATCTGATAGTAAACCAAACGGGTCTGGTTGGTATCGGAACTACTGTTCCAACTGAGGCTTTGGATGTCCGAGGAAAAGTTAAAGTTATTTCAGACCCTAGTGTTGCTGGATCTGGAGAGATTAATGCAACTACAGGTATAATTACATCTTTAACTGTAACCAATTTAACTGTTAGTGGAAATAATTATTCCAGTGGTGTAATTGGTGTAGGTATTAGTGTTGGAACAGCAGGTATTATAACAGCAACAGAGCCATCTGGTATTGTTACTTATTATGGTGATGGTAAAGAATTATTGAATCTTCCCACATCACAGTGGTTAGATAAAGATGTAGGATTAGGATATACAAGTATATACGCTCAGGGTGGCGTAGGTGTGGGGACAGTAGATCCTCGATTTACCTTCCAAGTTAGTGGAAATAATGACTTAACTAACTTTGAAGAAGGTGTAGGTATTAATGATAAGGGTGGTATTGTAGCGACAGGTGTTATTACTGCTACTACCTTTAAAGGACATGTTGATGGATCTGTATCTAGTGGATTATCAACCATTACACAATTACAGTCTGCAAACGCAAATGTTACTGGTGTAGTTACTGCTACTGAATTTAAAGGAGATGTTACTGGTGATATAGTTAGTGGTGTATCAACAATCACTACCTTACAATCAACCACGATAAATGCAGGTCTTATAAACGCTACTGGTGCAGGATTTACTGGTGCTTTATCAGGTGATGTTACTGGTAATGTTACTGGAAATATTAATGGTAATATTAATGCGATAACAGGTATTTCAACACTTAATATACTTAAGATACTTGGAACTATTGATGGTGATACTGTTTCTGGTGTTCTTACTACTGGAAGATTAACTGCTGCTACTTCAACTATAGGTGTGGCAACAGCAGCATCATTAAATGTTCAGGGTAAATTGGGAGTTGGTATCAATAATCCAATAGGTGATATTCAAGTATATAAGACAGGAATTTCTACTGTTAATGTTGTTGGTGAAGAGTTTGCTGTTGTACAATTAGGTCAGAGAGATTCTATAGGTATTGGAGCAAGCGTAGCACAAATTAAGTTTGGTGAAACCAGTAAAGAACTTGATATTGTTAATGGAGATCCTGGTAGTATCAATACTATTATTCATGGTGGTGGAGCTGCTGGTATTAATACTGGATCATTTAACTGGGTATATGGTGTAAATAACAGCACAGTAATGTCATTAGACTATACTGGAAAGTTGGGTGTTAATAAACTTGACCCAGAATATCCTTTAGACGTAAGTGGTATTGGAACATTCTCAAGTGATGTTTATGTAAGAAATAGTTTAGATGTTGGTGTTTTACTGACTGTTGGTGGTAATGCAACTGTTGCTGGAACATTAGGAGTTACTAGTAGTGTGACTATTGGTGGAGATTTAAATGTTACTGGAGTATTTAATTATCCTTCAGACGTTCCTGCTGATAGATTGCCAGAAGAAATTGATGTTAGAATATCTTCTGCTGGAGTATCTACATTCTTAGGTGGTGTTAATCTTGGAGCAGTTCAAGTTGGTGGTACAAATGGAGTTATCTCTGGTGTATCCACGATTGGAATCTTAACTGCTGCGGAAAACATTCCATTAGCTATGGGTGTTTATTCACCAACGGCAAAGGCAGTTTTCAATAGACTGGGTGTTGGTAATACTGATCCTATAAATGCGTTGGATGTTACTGGTACTATTCAAGCAACTCAATATCTTGGGGTTGGTAATCAACCAATAGGTGCTGCGGTTGACTTCTCTAATGCTGGTAGGGGACTTACTGTACCATCATTACAGAATAGAAACTTTATGCTCCCACCAAAAGTTACCACAACTGAAAGGGGTAACTTAGCAGGATTAGCTGCTGGTGCAATAATATACAATACTACTACAAATAAACTTCAAGTTTATAATGGTAGTTCTTGGCAGAACCTTCACTAACGGATAGTTAATGAGTATTAGTGTAACAAAGGCAGGACCATATTTCACTTCAGGTGAGATAAAGTTTAGCCAATTAAGATCTAGTTTTAGGGAAGATAGTAGTGGATCTATTTCTGCTTCGGAACTTTTTAGAAATACAAATATCTATGATAGAGAACCTGTAACACCAGACTCTACTGAGAATGATCAAATAGCATCTGATCCTTTTACTGGTACTACTGCACCATTTGTGTATTCTGGTGCTGGTAGTAATTTAAAGGCATCACAATTTAGAAATTCTATTAAGAGATATACTGCCAATCAATCTGGTAATGATCAATTCTTAGATATGGGTCTGAAGAGTGGTTCAGATGGAATTGATTGGGATGGAACTAATAATAAAGATGCCTCTGGTGTTGGTGGAAATTATCAAAGAAACGTACAGAAGATAATTAATATAACAGGAATAGCGTATTCTGATGATGAAGGAACTAATGGTTCTGTAGGTGGTGGTGGAAGAGGGCATACTAAAAAAGCTGCTGCTAAGTTGGTTATGCCAAATCCATTAAAAGCTTTGAATACAAGGATTCATGTTAGTGGTGGAATATATGGTGCTGGTGGTAAAGGTGGTTTCTTTGGTTCTAGTCATAGTCCTGAAGATGAATGTGATCCAGGTAAAGATGGTGGACCTGCATTATCAATATCACACGAAGGTATTGAGAGTATAACTTATATTCATGTTGAAGGTGGTAAGATATATGGTGGTGGTGGAGGAGGAGAACAAGGAATACAAGGAGAGTGGCCTGTTGCTGCTGGTTTATGTGATTTAGGTGGATATACAAGTTGTTCTGGTGGTGGAACAGTTTGTACTACTGGTGGTGGATATGTAGCTGGATATGATGAAGGATGTCATGGTAGTGGTGGTGGAGGAAGTTGTGGACCAGGAGAAATAAGTGCTAGTCTACACATAGCAACATTACCTTGTCCTGATGGTAGTGGATATGGAACTATATCTGCTGTGTATTGCTATACACAAACTTGTGTTACAACTCCACGTACTTGTAGTTACACTTCATATGGTAGTTATACCTCAACTTTACCAATTCAAGGTAGAGGTGGTCAAGGTGGTAATGGTGCTGCTGGTGTTCCTGGATCACCTAATTATCAAGCTCAAAGTAGTGGAAGTGCTGGAACACAAGATATAGATGCTAAATGTAATTCTGGTGGAACATTAGGAGGTGCTAAGAACTCAAGTCCAGGTGGTACTGGTGAAGATGGTGGACAGCATGGTTCTCCTGGTGGTTCTAATTCTGGTAAGAGTCCTGCTGCTAGTGGATTAGCACAAGGAGAAGGTGGCGGTAAAGGTGGATCTGCTGTATGTGGAAAATACTTTAAGACACCATTATTAGGAAATACAGGATCAAGTTTTGTTAGAGGTACTATTGGAACTCAGTGTAATGGAGAAGAATCACCACCTGTTATTGTACCTAATCTTCCAACTGTTACTATGCAGGATATTAACTATATTAGGTTCGTTCGTCCTCAGTGGGAGGGAACATTTACTCAAACCTTAAATGTAACTGGTACTGTATCTGCTATGTTTGCTCATAAGTGGAATGATAAGAGTGATTATGGATATGGTATGCAAGGATTAAAGATATACAAACCAGACGGATCACTTTTATGGAGTAGTGTTCGTAATATTGATTTCCCAACACCATCAGGAAGTGAGTTACCAAAAATATTTTACTCTCCTCAACTTACTATAACTGAAGGGATATATCCTGTTGAATTTGTTGAATTAAACGCAGTAAATAAAGGTGGAACCGATTCAAGTGGAAATGACTATCTAAGAGATGATAGACTATTAGAATTGGGACAGAAGATGATTTTTTATGATGGTGATGGAACTGATAGAAACCAAGAGGTTTATATATTACCTAATGGAACTGAAACTATTTGGCAGAAATCTTATGTAACAGGAACTCATGGTTCTGCTAGTGATGCTAATAATTGGGCAGGAGATACTTCATCCGAGTATGTTGGTATGAACCAGTATTGGTCGGCATTTATGCGTAGATTAGCATACTGGGAAAATAATACAGATCCAAAGACTCAAAGTGGTGCTGAACCTAGTTTCTTCCAAGCTTGGTCTTTCAATCCACCTTTTAATAGTAATGATGGATTCAAATATTATCTTAGAGCTCAATCTGATAATGACTGTGAATTCTTCATAAATCAGACATTTAAATTTGCAGAGACTGAAAAATACTGTACTGGTGTTGGTATATGCCACAGTGGAGTTGATGTATTAAATCCAGAAATAAATTATAATTTTCAAAATGGAACTAATGTATCAATTAGGGTACATTGTTTCAATAGACAACCATTAAGTATAAGTTGGGATACGATTAATGCTGCAGGATATGTTGCTGGACAAAATTATGTATTGTTCACAACAGCTAATCAACAGTATCCTAGAGGAACTTTTGAATATTATTGGGGTGGTGTTAAAGTAGGAACACTTAATCTTCAAGGTGCTAGTGTTACTTACATAGAATCTGATGATGGAAATTATAGATATGATGCTCACACCCAAGTTGATCCAAATCAAAACTTCTATACAATATCAAGGATAAAACGTAGTCCTCAAATAAACTGGAAGGAAAACCCTGCTGGTGTTGCATTTGAGCTTTATACTTATGATGCTGCTGGAAATGAAGTAATTGTAGTTGATTCTAGTCCTGCTGGTTCTGAAGGTACTGTATGGGGTGCTGCTCAAATAAACTATTCTGTTACCAATGTTAATTTAGCAGATCCACTTCATAACGTAGATGGATTCTCCAATCCAGTTGATCCTACTTATAATGTTCCTAGATCATTATCTTCTTCTGGTTATCAGGTAATAGGACAACCAACAAGAGCAACAACTTATTCAGTAAGAGCTAAGAATGGTGGAGGAAGCACCACAGCAAGTAAGAACGTTTTATAACGGTTGACACTGTTCGAGATTCCTGTTATACTTTTATTATGAAATTTACTCTTGCAATAGGAAACCCTCCTTATGGTGTAGGAGGGAATCTTGCTATAAAGATATTAAATAAAACTTCTGAGATCACAGATGATATTAGGTTTGTATTACCCACATCTATGAGGAAACCTTCTTGTCAGAATAAGATCAAGTCATATCTTCATTGTGAAGTTGATGATGATCTAGATGCTGCTACTTTTCCTGGTGGAATAAGTGCAGTAAAACAGTATTGGAAAGTAAAAAACACATCGAGATTTGCAAAAGGGGTGAACGAGATTCCTATGCACAGAGAACATCCCGATTTTGAATTTCTAGATTACAAAGATAGATTTGAGGCAGATGTTTTTATTGGTGAGTATGGATGTGGTCCTAGTGGAGTAGTAAAGACTGAGAATTTTACACACTACGCTAAAGGACATCACTTTCTAAGTGTTAAATCACCAGAAGTAATTAAGAATCTACTAGAGTTTGCTCCTAAGTTTAGAGAGGTAGCAACAATTACTAATGGTCGATACCATTTCGGTAAGAATGATTTGATTACCACTTATATTAAATGTTTAGATGAAAAAGAACAAGCATAATATAGAAACTGGATCTAATATTGAGAGATCTGATGAAAGAATAAAAGAAACCCAAGAGGTATTCACTCCTCGTGAGTTGGTAGAATTGATGATAGATGAGATTGATGTTTCGTTATTGAAAGATCCTAGCAGCAAATTTATTGATAATTGTGCTGGTAGTGGCAATTTCTTAATTGGACTAAAGGAACGACTCTGCTTGTATCATAGTGAGAAGCACGTTTTAAATCACATGCTTTACGCAGTAGAATTGCTAGAGGACAACCATAAGGAACTCTGTGGTCGTTTGGGTGTGACAACTCATCATCCGCACTATGTTTGTGCAGATGCCTTAGAATACGACTATAGTTTTGGTGAACCAATAGGAGTGTTGAAATTTTAAATCCTATACATACCTTTGTATGGATTGTAGGACAAGCTTTATAATTCTTTAAGAACCAGTGGGCGAACTGGCACACCACCTCCAAAGGGAGGTTTTTTTATGCTATAATATATTCAACTGAGAAACATTAATGCCATTACGTCCACACCAAACTGATGCTCTGGATGCTATGGCAAACCATTCTAAGGGGCAGATCATAGTTCCTACTGGTGGTGGTAAAACTATGTGTATGATTGATGATGCCAAAAGGTTATTCAATACACAAGAGTTTGCAACTATCGTTGTAGTAGCACCACGCATACTATTAGCAGAGCAATTATCTTCTGAGTTCTTAGAAGAGATTGATGATGTTGATGTGATGCATGTTCATAGTGGTGAGACACCTCACTTCTCAAGCACCAAAAAAGATGAGATTGAAGATTGGTGGATAGGTAGTGAGTTCTGCCATAAGATTATCTTCACTACATACCATTCACTACACAGAATACAGAACTCATTAATTTCTGTAGATACAATTTACTTTGATGAGGCACACAATAGTGTTAATAGGAATTTCTTCCCTGCTACTAAATTTTATGGAACTAGAGGTGCTAGTAGGTGCTTTTTCTTTACTGCTACTCCTAAGCATAGTCTTACTCCTTTCAAAGCTGGAATGAATAATACAGAGGTGTATGGTAATGTTTTGATTAATGTACCAGCACCTAAGTTAGTTAAAGAGGGTTACATCCTACCACCTAAAGTTGAGGTATATAAGAGTCGTTTGCTAAGAAAAGATGAGATCTATTCTGAAGTAGAGTCAGAGCAAATGATTGGTGCTATTGATAAGTTAGAGGTTGATAAGGTTCTTATCTGTGCTAAATCTACCAAACAGATTATTGGTCTTCTATCTCAATCTGATTTCTGCTATGAGTTGAATGTGCGTGGTTATTCTTGGATGACTATCACATCAAGGACAGGTGCTATTATTAATGGTCAGAAGGTAGGTAGAGATGAGTTCTTTGATACTCTTAATGCGTGGGGTAAGGATGATGAGAAGAAGTTTGTGGTATTGCATCACAGTATATTGGCAGAAGGTATAAATGTTAAAGGATTAGAGGCAGCGTTGTTTATGCGTAATATGGATTACATTACTATATCTCAAACTATTGGTAGAGTAATTCGTTTAGGTAATGCAAACAAAACACATGGTAAAGTATGTGTTCCTGTGTATAATAATGTTGGTATCTCTACTGCCAGAAAGGTTGAAGCAGTTGTAGATACAGTATTCAATCAAGGTCAACCAGCAATTTCAGTAGTTACACGATGAGAGACACTATTTTATTTGGAGATTGTAGAGATACACTCAAAGAGTTTGATGAGAAAGCAAGGATGTGTGTTACATCCCCACCTTACTATGGATTGAGAGATTATGGTGGAGAAGATTCACAGATAGGACAAGAGCAAAGTCCTGAAGAGTTTATTGATGAGTTGGTCAAAGTATTCAGAGAAGTAAGGAATGTGCTTACTGATGATGGAACTTGTTGGGTAAATTTAGGTGATAGTTATTATAACTATCGACCAGGTTCTCAAGCGTATGTGAAACAAACTGTAAGTAAGACTAACCAAGATCTACCAGAGAGTTCACCTAAAAGAGGAACTAAGTTAGAAGGATTAAAAGAGAAGGATCTTATTGGTATTCCTTGGATGTTTGCGTTTGCTATGAGGGCAGATGGATGGCATTTGAGACAGGATATTATATGGCACAAACCTAATCCTATGCCTGAGAGCGTGAGAGATAGATGCACTAAGGCACACGAATATATTTTCTTATTCAGTAAGCAGAAGAAATACTTCTATGATAATGAAGCAATCAAGGAGGATGCTAAAGATTGGGGAACCAGAGATAGGAGTAAAGGTAAGTACACAAGTAATAATGATTATGGAC